AGAGCCTTTAGATGATTGGTATTCAAAGGGGGCAGTTGTAGATATTACCAAGTATGTTGACACGGATGAGATAACAATTGAACGCCACAAACTTTACAAAGAGATTTCGTTTAATTATGAGAAGTCAGAAAGCTTTTTAAATAAAGAATATTTTGATTCACAAACAAACGCACCAAAAGAGTTTGGAAGCTACAAAGAAACTAATTCAAATTATGATGGTGGTGAATATAAAATAGATATTCCATTTGAAAACATTAGATTCTCAAAAGATTTAACGACTAATGTAAATGAGCCACCAACAGCTTTTTGTTTAAATGAAAAAACTTCAAATGAAGCGTACGACAATAAACCGATATTACTTTATTACAATGAAAATTCTGTTGCAACTTCTTTTTATTTTAATACAGGTATTTCGACTGCAATAGTGAATACATATAAACCGTTAACAAATCAAACAACATACAACAACGCTACTTTTTCAAATCATTTCGGAGTTGAGGGCAGTCCATTTGATGCAACTTATATTACAAATACATTATACTCACAATATTACGACAGCTATTTAAAAAACTTGTATAACAAAAAGAATAGATTAACAAACGTTAAAGCGTTATTCCCTATTTCATTGCTTACAAGCTTAAAGCTAAATGATAGGTTAATAATTAGGGATAAACGTTATGTTATTAACGAAATGAAAGTAAACCTAACAACTGGCGATGTAGACCTGTCTTTAATCAATGATTTTAGAGCAATTGCAAATATTAATATACCGATTCAAAGTGCTGCTGGTGGTTTTATTGAGATTCCTGTTTTTTTGTCAAATAGAGAGACAACCGTTGAGATATTTTTTGATGATGAATCAAATGATTATACTGAAAGTCAATTAATAACATTGACGTTGTTAGCAAACACAACTGGAGAACCAAAAATAAAAAACGTTTTTCGTAACGGAGAAATTTACGCAACAATTTACCAAGATGCTTAATACAATTATACAACTATTGAAGTCGAATGACTTTTACGGACAAAGCGAAATTATCGACATCGCTAAGGGAAAATATAAACTTACTAATTCTATTCGTGAAAGCTACAAACAAGCGAAACGGGAGTTATACTTAAAACAAGCTGAAAGATGGCAGAAAAGAAAATAATTGAATTAGAGGTTAAGAACAATTTAGGTTCGCTTAAATCACAATTACGAGAGGCACAAGCGGAAGTAGCTAAGTTATCAGAGCAGTTTGGTGCAACGTCACGAGAGGCAGCGAATGCAGCAAAGAAAGCAGCGGAACTAAAAGACCAGATTGAAGATGCGAAAGCGTTAACGGATGCCTTTAACCCTGATGCTAAATTCAAAGCTTTATCTTCATCTTTGGGAGGTGTTGCGAGTGGGTTTGCTGCTTATCAAGGCGCACTTGGTTTAGTTGGTGTTGAAAGTAAGAAGGTTGAAGAACAACTGCTTAAGGTTCAAAGCGCTATGGCTTTAGCTGAGGGTATAAACGGCGTAACTTCAAGCATTGAATCGTTTAAAAACTTAGGTTCGGTTATAAAAAACAACGTTGTTAGTGCGTTTGGTTCGTTAAGAGCTGCATTAATATCGACAGGAATAGGAGCTTTAGCAGTCATTTTAGGGGCTATTATAGCAAATTGGAAGGAATTCAGCAAGGCAATTACAGACACATTCCCTGGTTTCTCGAAGGTAACTAACTTTTTTAAGAACTTTTCTCAAGTTGCAAGTGGTACAATTAATAGTGTTGTGGCTGGATTTAAGACCATAGGTCAAGTTTTAGGCAATATATTCAATGGTGACTTTTCAAAGGCTTATGACAACGCAAAAAAGTTAGGTGAAAACATGGCTAAAGCATACAACCAAGGCTATGAGAAGAAAGATAAAGAACTAAGAACAAAACAATCAATCGACAATCAAAAGTTTGAAATTGATTTGATGAAAGCTAAGGGTAAAAACACACTTAATGCACAACTTGAATTACAACGTAAAGAATTATCGTTATTAGAAAAAGGAAGTGACGAATACAAAGCGAAGTTAATAGAGATTGAAGAAAGTAAAACAGCTATAAGGGAAAAAGCGGAACAAGAACGAGAGGCACGTATAGCGAAAGCAAAAGAGTTAGCGGAAAAAAGAGCGCAAGAGCTACAAAAGAAAAAGGACGAGTTCGCACGTAAACAAGCGCAAGACTTAGAAGATACTGAGAAGATGAAGTTAAAACCTTTGTCATTGGGTGACCCTGCAAAAGAGGCACGAGAGAAAGGCGATAAGCAATTAAAGGAAGATTACAAAACAAGTTTAGAAAAGAAAAAACTTGATGAAGAAAATGCTGAACGTGAAAAGAAATTAGCTGAAGAGGTTAAGAACAAGAAAATACAAATGGGACAGCAAGCTTTCAGTATATTGTCCGACCTATCAAGTTTATTTGCAGATGGTAACGAAGCTGACCAACGCAAAGCATTTCAATTAAATAAAGCGGCGAATTTAGGACTTGCAATTATGAATACAGCGCAAGCCGTTACAGGAGCTTTGACTGCTGGAGGTAATCCCTTAAAACTTGCTACGGGTATGCAATTTGTTGAAGCGGGAATAGCAGCGACAACGGGGGGTATTAACATCGCAAGAATAGCAGCGACACAATTTCAAGGGACAGGCGGTGGAGATACGGCAACAGCTACACCAACAGCACCACGTACACCAAGCTTTGACATTATACAAGCACAGCCACAAATGCAGTTAGGAGCGCTGCAACAACAACCAGTTAAAGCGTATGTAGTAAGTGGCGAAGTATCGACAGCGCAAGCCTTAGACCGTAATAGGGTAAGAAATGCAACATTTTAATAAATTCTAAGTTATAAATATATGCAGAACATAGAGCTAACAATTAAGGACGATGAACAAGGCGTTTTCGCAATTTCATTAGTCGACAAACCTGCCATTCAAGAAGATTTTATTTTCTTAAGTGAGATAAGCGTGGAATTGAAAGTAACTAACGATGAGAAACGTGAAGTTGTTGGATTGGCTTTAGTACCTAATAAACAGATTTACAGACGTATACAAGACAAAGAGTTTACGATCTCGTTTAGTGAAGAAACGATAGCGAAGGTTCAAGAATTGTATCTTAAAAAGAATTACAATAACAACGTAACCGTTGACCACGAGCATAGTGTTGAGGGGGTGAGCTTAATCGAGAGTTGGATCGTTGAAGATGAGAAATTCGATAAGTCTAACCTTTACAATCTAAATGCTGTCAAAGGTAGTTGGGTTGTTAAAATGAAAGTTTATAATGAAGAGGTGTGGCAACAAATCAAAGATGGTAAATTCAAAGGGTTTAGTATCGAGGGGAAATTTGACGGCTTAGACCAATTACAAGCGGAAAGTCATGAGGACATTGTGAATGAAATAAAGGAACTTTTAAAACAAATATAAAAATGGGAGTAACAATAATTGACAACACGCAAACTATTAACAACGCAACCTGGAAGGTGCAACCTGACGTACTCACGGATGAAAGCGGAATAGTAAAAGAAAACGGAACAATCCATTATATCGATGGGAAGTTAAAATACCATGCGAATGGTGTGATTAAAGAAGTTGGATTAGGGACAGACCCAAGTATTCCAATTATTGCAATTACAGCAACGCAACCATTTCCAACATCAATAGAAGGTGATAGATATTTGTTTTATTCTGTAACAGAAGGTGTGATTGATGCAGTTGTTTTATATGAATATAATGGAACATCGTACGTGGGTACAACTCCACCGCTTGGACAATTGTTTGACGTTTTATCAACGGGCAAAACAATTCGTTGGACAGGTACAGGGTTAGAAGATTACGGTTTACAAAAAAGCCTTCAAGATTTAATATTGTCACGCAAAACAGATTCTTACACTTTAGTAGCTACTGACAACGGGCAAGTTGTTGAAATGAATAAGGCAACGGCTAACACTTTAACAGTGCCTCAAAACATTTTTTCAGCAGGTCAACAAGTATTAGTAACGCAATACGGAGCAGGACAAACTACAATTGCAGCGGGTGCTGGTGTAACGTTAAGAAGTTCGGGAGGTAAATTGAAGTTAACTAACCAATACGCAACAGCTACATTAATTTTTATTAGTGCGAGTGAGGCTTATGTTTCGGGTAATTTAACAGCATAACATGACTGAGTTTAATAACAAAATAACTCCTTCATTCATAAGATTTAGAGCAGTCACTACCGTTAGCGATAGTGACTCTTTATTTTTACAACCTATTGACAGCGAAACACCTAATAGAATATCAATGTTACAATTCAAAAACTATTTAGGTGACGAAGATAACGGAATTCTATTTGGTGGAACAGGTGCAGATGAAGACGTTTATAAAATAATCGGAGGCGTTGGAGCAAGTATTAATTCAGACATATACAATTTATGAGCGATATAACAAAAAGAATAATAATAAAGAAAGGAAGTGGTATTGCAACCGTTCCGAGTAGCTCAGACCATCGAGATGGAACGTGGTTAGCTACGGATATTTACATGGGTGAATTCTATATGAACACTGTTAACGGTAAGATATACACACGTACAGCAAGTGGGATTGAAGAAATAATTTATGATGTAGCAGACTTTGAAGTTTTAGCAAATAAAGCGACTGATTTCACTACTATAAATAACACTAAATACCCAACTACTCAAGCAGTCGAAAATCAAATTGACGCTAAATTATTAGCTGAGAATTATTGGATTGTAGGAAGTGCAGAAATTGCAAGGGGTTACAGAGCGCAACATAACTCAACAACCGTATTAGCTGAAAATATTGCAACAGGAACACTACAAGGTACAGCAACAGCGGTGGCAGTATCAACAACATCTATACAAACTAAAAAAACAAGGTTAAAAATAGGTGTTTCAACGCCAGCTTTAAATGGGATATGTGGTTATAGGTCAACAAGTGCATTCAATATTATTGGTACAGGATGGAAATTTTGTGTTGCTTTTGGTGTAAGTGATACAGCATTTAATACAGGCGCGCGTCAATTTTATGGTATGACAGCAACAACAGCCTCTTTAGGTTTGTCTTCTACTGTTACAGTTGAAAGTTTGTTAAATATTATTGGTATTGGTTCGGATGCTTCTGATACTAATTTACAAGTATTTCATAACGATGGGTCAGGTACTGCTACAAAAATAGATTTAGGCTCAAACTTTCCTGCAAATAGAACAAGTGGTGCAGCTGCTACTGATTTCTTTGTATTTGAAATGTACAATCCTTTTGATTCTATGAATGTATATTACAAAGTTACTTCTTTAGAAAATAACGTGACAGTTGAGGGTACAATCACAACTAATTTACCAAGTGATACAACGCCAATAACTATGCAGGCGTGTAGGACTTCGGGAGCGTCTTCAAACGCTTGTAGCTTTGATATTAGTCAATTAACTTTAAATTGTTTATCATGATAGATGTATATCAAGAAGTAAGGGGAGATTACACTTATGTGGAAAGTAGCTATTTAAATATAATCAAAGTAGGCAATGAAGTTTTGAATGCTGATGTAACAGCAGAAATAACAGCACAGGAAACTATCATAAACGATTACATCTAATTTACAACAACACTCCTAAATCAAGGTTATATAATTATGAATGAAGTCAAGTACATTTTAGAGCAAATCAGGAAGACGAAAACAACAGTGCTAATTATAATCCTACTTGCCTTCATTCTTTTTTATTACAAGTCATTGGTTACTCAAGTAGTGACAAAGAAAATTGAAACTGTTGACGAGGTGAAAAAAGACATTAATAACAATGTTTTGATTCAGCAAATGTTAAATGAATTGATGTTAAAATACGATGCTGACAGGGCTTACATATTTCAATTTCACAATACAATTAAATACTACGATGGAACGCATAGAAACCATCAATCAATGACATTTGAAGTTTGCAATAATGGTATTAGCTCGGAAGCGCATAATTTACAGAATATTCCCGTTAGCTTATACCCTTTGTTCTTACAACAAATCATGTTAGAAAGAATGAACTATTGCGACGTGAATAGCATTAAAGAGCAAACTACAAAAGCATCTTTATTAAGACAAGGAATTCAATCGATATGTATAGCACCGTATTTTAAGAAAGGAAATTTTGTGGCTTATATCGGTTTAGACTTTGTAAAAGAAAACAAGTGTACAGAGATTGATTTTAAGGAGTTTAAAGAGTTTACAAACGAAATAGGTAATATATTAATGTTATGAGAAAAGGAGGTAAAAAAGGATGTCAATGTAAAGATGGCACGTACAGTAAAGAGTGTTGTGATGGTCAATCTCAAGGGATTGGAAGTACACAACAACAGTCATTTGCGATAGTAAACCATACTATTGAAGTGAGACAAATTACAACAGAAAGAGGTTAAATAAGTTATTAAAGAAAAACGTTTATGAATAAAGAAATAAAAGATGCGTTGAGAACTATCAAGACATTTTTAGGAATGGAAGTGAAGTTAGAGCAAATGAAATTGATCGACGGCAACACGGTAATCGAAGCGGATTCATTCGAACCTGGTGCGAGTGTTATGATTGTAGTTCCAGAAGGTGAACCAGCACCTTTGGAAGTTGGTAAGTACGAACTTGAAGATGGTCGACTATTGGTTGTTGAAGAAAAAGGAATGATTGCTGCTATCGAAGAGATGCCTGCAGAATCAGAAGAGGAAGAGATGCCTGTTGAAGCGGATGTGACTCCAGAAGTTGAAGTGAAACAACCAAAGAAAGTTGTACAAATCACGGAGCAACACTTCGCAGAAATGGAGGCAAAGATTGCAGAGCTTGAAACTAAGTTAGCGTCAATGACTCCAGAAGTAGTTGAAGAACAACCAACGGACGTTATCGAATTTAGCGCTGAACCTAAACCAATTCAATTCAACCCTGAGAACGTACAACCAATGGAGAGAGTAGATTTAGCGATTAATACGCCAAAATCGTTAAGAGATAGAATTTTAGAAGAAGTATATAACAACAAATAAACAAATAAAAAATGGCTACAACAGTTAACATTTCAACTTCATATGCTGGACAGGATTCTAAGCTATGGGTAAAAGCTGCTTTATTAAGCGGTAACACTTTGGCAAATGGAGGTATGACTATCATTCCTAACATTGCTTACAAAACTACAATGCATAAGCTATCTACGGATGCTTTATTGAAAAATGCAACGTGTGATTTTACAGCACTTTCTGAGGTTACACTTTCTGAAAGAAGTTTGACATTGGAGAATTTCCAAGTTAACCTACAATTATGTAAAAAAGATTTTGAAGCTACATTTGAAGCTGAAGAAATGGGAGTTTCTGCTCACAAAGTATTGGCTAAATCTTTCGTTGATTACTTATTAGCTTACATTACTGAGAAAGTTGCTGAGGCGGTTGAGGTTTCTATTTGGAGAGGTGCAACGGCTACGGCTGGACAAATTGACGGTATCGCTACATTGTTAGCTGCTGACGCTGCTTTACCAACTGCTAACGAGGTTGCTGGTTCTTCTGCTATTTCTGCTGCATCTACTGTAATTGCTGAATTAGGTAAAATTGTAGACGCTATTCCAACTGCTTTGTACGGTTCACCTGACTTAAAAATCTACGTGCCACAAGGTGTAATGAAGGCTTATATTAGAGCGCTTGGTGGTTTCTCCGTTGCTGCTACATCTAACAATGGTACGGATAACAAAGGTACACAATGGTACAATGGTCAAGGTTTAACTTTCGATGGTATTCCAATTTTCGTAGCGAACGGATTAGCTGCTAACACTGCTATCGCTGCTGAAACTTCTAACTTATTCTTTGGTTGTGGTTTATTAAATGACGCAAACGAAGTTAAGGTAATCGATATGAGTCCATTAGACGGTTCGCAAAATGTACGTTTTGTATTACGTGCTGGAATGGCTGTAAATTATCATTCAGTATCTGACATAGTTACGTATAATATACCAAATTCAGCTAACTAATTAACTAATTAATAACCAATTAAAGGGAGGGTATATTCCCTCCTTTTTTTTTAAACTTTAAATTATGGCTTGCAATTTAACAATAGGACGCGCGGAGGCGTGTAAAGAGGCAATTGGAGGTTTGAAGGCGGTGTACTTCATCAACTTTCAAATCGTACCTTCTGATGTGACTTTCTCAAATGACTTAATCACAGCAGTAACTAACGTGGATAACTTGTATAAGTACGAGTTAAAATCAAACGAAAACGTATTTGACCAAGAAATCGTTTCAAGCCGTGAAGCAGGAACAACTTTCTTCCGTCAAACGTTAACAATTAAGTTGAAAAAACAAGACGCAACGACTCACAAAGAGGTCAAATTATTGGCTTACTCAAGACCTCATGTCTTAGTAGAAAATAACAACGGTCAATTCTTTTTGATGGGCTTGTTTAGAGGGGCTGATTTAACGGCGGGAAGTATCAATTCGGGCGGGGCGCTTTCAGATTTTTCAGGTTACAGTTTGACTTTTACGGCAGAAGAGGCTTTACCGGCACCATTCACGGACATTACAAGCTCAACTACTATCGTTTCTGATTGTTTCACTGGTGCAACGGTTGTAACTGCTTAACCATGGCTTGCGCTATAACAGCAGGTCGTTCAGAGCCTTGTAAGGATTCACTTGCAGGGCTTAAAAACGTTTACTTTATCAATGAGGATATTAACACGTCTAACTTAATATATTATAATCCTGCATTGCCTGAACCGATTGTATATACGGATGACATATATTATGTGCAATATATAGCTTCATTATATAAATTTGAATTGAAATCTAACGAAAATGTTTACGACCAAGAAATAGTAAGCTCACGTGAAAACGGAACGACATTCTTTAGACAAACATTGACTATTAAACTAAAAAAACAGGACATTGCTACGCATAATGCAGTTAAGACTTTAGCATATGCAAAGCCACGTATTTTAGTTGAAACAAACGAAGGTGATTTCTTTTTAGTTGGTCTTTTAAGGGGTACTGATTTAACATCAGGAAGTATCAACAATGGAGGAGATTTAGGCGGTTTTAATGGGTATTCCTTGACTTTTACCGCTGAAGAGCTACTGCCGTCACCATTCATTTTAAATGGCACTAATGCTTTTAGAATTAGTGATGCCGACCAGTTACCATTATCAGCGGCATCAACAATTGTAACAAGTTAATTTTACTGAGGGGCTTAAAACACCCCTCTTTTTTTTGCAACAAAAACACTATTTTTTAGTTATACTATTACATGATAGTATTAACAACATCCACATCACCGCAAACGGTTTATTTTATCCCTCGTGAAGGCACGGGGAATTCAGATAAGATATTTCTAACCGATGAACAGACAAACGTCACTACAACGATTAATATTACTACCTACGCAACGGGCGATTATTACCACACGGCGACCGCTACATTTGCATTAAAAGAAGGACATACGTATATTTGTAAGATTGGAAAAACAAACGATATTCGCTTTTATGGACGTGTATTCTGTACAAATAATCCAAGCTCGAATTTCACACAAACGGTAACAACAAACGAATTTATAATCTATGAATAACATTATACAACTATCTTCATACACTGCACCCGTAATTGTTGAGAACAATAAAAATGAATGGGTAGAATATGGTGAAGACAATAACTACTATCAGTTCTTAATTGACAGATATAGCAATTCAGCAACCAACAACGCTGTAATTAATAACATTTGTCGATTAATATTTGGCCAAGGGTTAACAGCTACGGATAGCGCAATGAAGCCAAACGAATGGGCTCAATTACTATCTATATTAAAGGAAGATGATTTAAGACGTATTATATTCGATTTGTACGCACTTGGTCAATGTGCCTTACAGATTCATTATGACAAAGGACATAAGGCAATTACAAGGGCTTTTCACACGCCTATTCAATTATTAAGACCTGAGAAGTGTAACCAAGATGGTGACATTGTAGGATATTTCTATTCCGACAATTGGACTGACTCAAAGAAGTACGTACCTAAAAGATTCGATGCTTTCGGAACTTCAAAAAAAGAAGTTGAGATATTATATTTAGCGCCTTATAGTGCTGGGATGAAATACTTTTCAAATGTAGATTATCAAGGTGGGATTGATTACGCATTACTTGAAGAGAAAATAGCTGAGTACCTTATAAATGAGGTTAGTAACTCCTTTGCTCCCACGACGATTGTAAATTTTAACAATGGTACACCAACCGACGAGATGAAAGACGAAATTTCAGCTCAAGTAATCAATAAGCTTACAGGTTCAAAAGGTAAAAAAGTTGTAATATCATTCAATGAAAATGAGAATACAAAAACAACAGTTGATACAATACCATTGAACGATGCGCCAAGCCACTATAATTACTTAAGTGAAGAGGCTACGTTTAAGATATTACGTTCACATAACGTAACTACTCCATTGTTATTTGGTGTATCGGTTGCGACAGGATTTAGTTCCAATGCAGATGAAATGAAAACAGGAGCAATATTGTTTGAGAACATGGTTATAAAGCCAAAGCAACAAATGATAGTTGAGATGGTTAAAAAGATACTTTCGTTTAATGGTGTTTCACTTAACCTTAAGTTTAAAACGTTGAATCCTTTACAAGGGGATGAGCCACAAACGGTGCAAATGAGTTCAGATAAATCAGAGCTTGAATTGTTATTAGATGAGTTCGGTGAAGATATTGACGAAAACTATGTATTAATTGATGAGAGGGATGCAGATTACGATAATGAAGAGTCGTTAAACGAATATTTAAACGACCTTGAAAATACGACTACAAAACTTTCTTTAATTGATAAAGTATTAAATTTTGTATCAACAGGAACAGCAAGACCTACGGCAGTATCTTCACAGGATAAACAAGTAAAGGGAAGAATGTTTAAGGTTCGATATAAATATACAGGTAACCCTAATCCCGAAAGAGCTTTTTGTAAAGCAATGATGAGTGCTAATAAAGTGTATAGAAAAGAGGATATTGACAGAATGAGTGAAAGTGTTGTTAATAGAGGATTTGGAGAATTTGGAGCGGATAAATACGATATTTTTAGGTTCCATGGAGGTCCTCGATGCCATCACAAATGGTCACGATTAACTTATATGTTAAACGATAAAGATATGTTTGAAAAGGTAGGAACAAGAGCAGCAGAGATAAGAGGGTATAAAGTAACTAACCCATCAGAAGTTTCTGTTTACCCTAATAATTTACCATTAAAAGGATATAGTCCAAGAAATAAAAATTTACCCTCAGATGCAAAATAATCTTTAAAGGCGGTTTTATATTGTAATCATTTTATTATCTTTGTAAAAAATAAGATAATATGGAAATTTGGAAAAGTGTTAAAGGGTTTGAAAAACAATATGAAGTTAGTAATATTGGAAACATTAGAAGTATTGATAGGGTAGTAAAACATTATAGAGAGGGTTTTACAAGGGTTTACAAAGGAAGTCCTAAAAACATAAGGTTAAATGATAAAGGATATTATAGATGTAATTTAAAAAATGATGGTAAAAGATTTGATTTTACAGTACATAGATTAGTAGCTGAAGCATTTATACCAAATGAAGAAAATAAACCAGTAGTAAACCATATAAATGGTATAAAAACAGATAATAGAGTTGAAAATTTAGAATGGTGTACAATAAGTGAAAACGTAATACACGGTGTTAAAATAAGACTTACAAAAACAAAGTTAACAGATAAAGAAGCATTGGAAATTTTTAACTCTAATTTATCACAAAGAGCATTAGCGGAAGTTTACAATATAAATCATACTATTGTTTGGAGGATAAAAAATAAAAAAGCATACAAACACTTATGGCAGAAGCACTATTAATATCGAAAAAAGACTTGCAAGAATACACATCGCTTAACGCAAATACAGACGTTGACAAAGTGATTCAATTCGTGTTAGTTGCCCAAAACATTTGGATTCAACAATACACGGGCAGTAAGCTATTGGATAAGATTAAAACAGATATTACCAACAACACTTTATCGGGTAATTATATAACACTTGTAAGGTCGTATTTAAAGCCTATGTTGATACATTTTACAATGGTTGAATACTTACCTTTCTGCGCTTACACTATTTCAAATAAAGGTATCTATAAGCACCAATCAGAGAATAGCGAAATCGTATCGAAAGAGGAAGTTGACTATTTGATTGAGAAAGAAAAACGCATAGCTGAAAGTTACTCGCAACGTTTTCTTGATTATATTTGTAAAAACAATAGCTTATTTCCTGAGTATACAACAAACGAAAACGGCGATGTATATCCACAACATAATAACTATTTAACTAATTGGTATTTATGAAGAAAAAAAAAGAGTATAAACCAAAGGAAGAGAATATAATTAAACTTAAAATATATTTAAATGATATTAGCAAACCACGGAATTGTAAGTAGTAGCGGAGCATTAAGTTTTGATGCAGATGCACTTGCATTTATGACAGCTGCATCTATTACCGACAACACACAAAAAACGGCGATAAACACGCTTGTAACTGATTTAAAAGCGAACAACATTTGGACTAAAATGAA